TAAGAAGTCAATTAACACATTAGTTAATCAAAATAGACTTGGAGAACATAAGCTTGGATTGTTCCAAGATTTCTTATCGAACTTATAAGTTCTATAAATAAATACAGATTAAACACATATCTAAATAAATGTCCGTTGGTAGCAAATTAAACGAAATGGAAAACATCGAAGAGAATGTGGTCACCAAAGGTGCAGCACCTGCGGAGCCAATGCAAAAACTCAGTACTGGTGGTATTCCACCTAATGTAGAAGATCTTGGAGGTCCTACACCTGAGAACTACAAAGTTGATGACGATTCAGCTAAGTTAAAAACACCTAGTGGCAGCCTTAAGCAAGTTAAGGATGTTGTTAATAAAGGTGCAAAACCTGCTGAAGGAGCAAAAGGAATGAAGGAAGAAGAAGTTCAACCTGAAGGAGAAGTAGTTGCAGAGGAAGATGTTGTTTCCGAAGAAGAAACTACAACGGATGAAGTGGTAACTGAAGAAGAAACCACAGAAGAGGAAGTTGTCGTCGAAGATACAATTGACGTTGAAGAAGACATCAACGCACTTATTGCTGGCGAAGAACTTTCAGAAGAATTCCAAGAGAAAGCACGTACTATTTTTGAAGCTGCTATCAAATCAAAAGTAGCAGAAGTAGTAGAAGGAGTAAAATCTGAATACGAAGCAAATCTTGTGGAAGAAGTCAAGACTATCAAGGAAGAATTAACCGATAGAGTAGATTCTTATCTTGAGTATGTTGCTGACGAGTGGGTTGGTGAAAATCAACTTGCAGTTGAGCACGGTCTTAAGACTGAGATGACAGAATCATTCCTTGAAGGAATGAAGAAACTTTTTGAAGATCATTATGTAACTATACCTGAAGAGAAATATGATGTCATCGAGAATATGGTAGATAAACTAGATGATATGGAGTCAAAACTCAACGAGCAAATTGAAAAGAATGTTGCTCTAAACAGGAGATTGGCAGAGTCAACCGCAGACGTAATTTTTGCCGAAGTTACCGAAGGTCTTGCACAGACACAAAGGGATAAACTCGCTACTCTAGTAGAAAATGTTGATTTTGAAAGTGAAAACGGCTATCGTGAGAAGTTAGAAACTCTTAAGGAATCTTATTTCCCAACAAAGGGTACACCTAACACTCAGAGCAAGTCTGAGAACTTAAATGAAGAAAGTGAAGCAGTGGATTATTCATCCAAGGCTATATCTAACACAATGGATAGATATCTTCAGACAATGACTAGAGTTGCTAAAAAGTGATTATTTAAATCATAAATTCAAACAAAACTTTT